AGGGCGGTAAAATTGGACCAGGTACTGACCAAATATTCAGCGTTGGACAGGCGGGTGGTTTCAATGGCTCAGTTAATAGCATATTCTTTGCTGCCAGTGCTCTCACCCCGGAGCGCATCTATGGTCTATACCAGACGGGACCCCAGGGCGCCACAAGCCTTGTACGCTCTCTGTTTTCCAAGCTCGGCATCAATCTCAATTACAACGGTGCCAACACCTGGGCGAACTACCTGTAAATCTAATTTTTGGCGATTCTCCATTTATATAAAACCAGATATAAATAGAGGAAATGGAATCTGTGACCGGATTTTTAGCAGGAGATGGCTTAATACCCCAACTTGCCATTGTCGTTCTTACGATGATTGGGCTACAAGTCGTTATGGGTATGATTGAGCAGGTGAATCGGTTTTTATCAAAGTTAGACCGACAGGCAGTTGTTCTATTTGATAATACAACGACTACATCGGTGACAATACCCCAGGATCTTGACTCAGGCTTTCCTATCTTGTACAACAGTCGCGATGAACAACAGGGCTCAGCTTTCTCGTATTCTATGTTCATATTTATCCATCCCGATACCTTTGAGGGAGGCGCTGGATTAGACGGTTCGTGCTCTGGACCATCGCCCGGCGCATCACCCACTGGAAATTCACCCGTAAAGCTCAAGCACGTCTTCCACAAGGGAAGCAACAACGGATTCCCCAACCTAGCACCTGCCGTCTTCGTACAAAGCAATGTAAATACACTCCGTGTCTATATGAATACTATTAATCAGTGGGATAATTACGTTGAGGTGCCCAATATACCAGTAGCGAAGTGGTTCCACCTTGTCATCATGCTCAAGGGTACCAATCTTGACGTATACGTGAACGGCAATATTGCTGTTCGTATGAAGCTCACTACGGTGCCGAAGCTCAATACGGGCGGACTCTACGTGATGAAGAATATCGTTTTCCCTGACCAGAAGGGCTACGATCCAGCTCTCTTTGCCGACTACAACGTTGTTGGACCGATGAAGGGAATGGTGAGCCGCCTCAAGTACTTTGGCTACGCCCTCAACTACGCCCACATTGACTCCCTCTACCGTGAGCGCGCCAACACCACCTCTATTGTCCAAGCCGCGACCGACCTCAGCGGACAGCAGCCTCCCTATTTCTGGGACGACTGGTGGGTCAACAAGTATTAAATTGCCGATTTTCGGTTTTCGTTCATATGAATTCGTTTGACGAACTCGTATAAAAATTAGGGGGGGCGGGGACGGATTAACGAGCAAACTTGAGACCACCCAAGCCACTGCTAATCTCCAAGAAATTCAGCGTCTCCACAAACGTATAGAGATTGTAGGTATATCCTGCTAGGTATGGAATTGGCCAAACATCCACGTCCATCTCCAGCCGGTCTATACGACTTGTATTTAACGTACCAGACGGTTGCTGGACCGATGACCCGTTGAGCGAGAAACTATAGGCACTTATTGGCCACATTTCGTATTGTGTAGATTCTCCCAATCCTTGAATCGCCGCAGAACCGCCATTCATATAACGGAATGGCACATACTTCTGGAAATAATCCTTATCATTGCTATCAAACAATGCATTGCCGTTTGCGGTAAAAAACGTATTTAACAAAATATCTCGCTGAATACCTGCCAAATTAATACCTGTACGACCAATTGGACCCGATGTTGTACTATTTGGGTAGGCGGTTGCCGCTGGACTTGGAGTCACAAACGGACGATCTGGACCCAACGTATACATCCAGTTTGTAAGATTAATATTCTGATTACGATATGTAATGGCATCGCTTCGTCTAGCAAAGAAGACCAACCGTGTAGCTATATTATGTACATCCAATCTATACGTACCTCGGCTTGTAATTCCATAAAAGGTAAACGCTTGAACCTGACGAACATTATAACGCAAAGTCTTGTTCGTAAACATCAAACGGACATCGTCCTGAAGGAATGTATAGGTTGCCTCTAAGGTTGCGTTAAGGGGCCAACCGTCCAACAGTGGTACCGCGCCCGAAATATCCGTCAAAAAGAATTTCATAGATCCACTCAAATCGGTATTACCACCATATAGATTTGTCATACTCAATGGAAGATTTCCATAGAGTTGCTGGTTCCAAATCTGCGTGTATCGGTCAATACACGTTCCGTTTGGCAAATACGACGGGGCTAACGTCTGAACTCCAGGACGTACCCTAGCTCCTGACAAATCAAGAATAGTGTATAAGTCGCGAATGGGGCGCAATTGAATCGTCACCTCACAATCGTGGTACTGGAGCCCCACCAGTGGCAAAGAGTTCTCTGGGAAATCGCTAAACCATAGACCCAGGGGGATACGTAAAATACGACCAGGAATGGACGCCGAATTGTTTTGGGTCGGATATGGATTTGTCGGTGTGCCGCGCCAACTGATAACATTCGGATACCCTTGACCCACGGGTACGGTTGGGTCGGCGTACACACCGGCAGCGGGGTCAAAACATTCCGGCACATCGCCCACCATCACGCGCCACTTATGATAAATATCACTATCCATATCTAACATCGCACGGGCAGAAATCCAATCACTGTTAAATTGCTGAATAATCTGACCACCAATGGTAAACGTAATTGTATCAATCATACGAACACCGATTTGGCGAACCCACGCAAACTCATATTGTCGGTCAATGCTAAAGGTGTTAGCGGGTGGACCAGTGGGGCGTAGATACGCCTTGCTAAAAATATCAGGTAAGTCAATTCTTAATACTAAATCGCTCAACATATCACCCTGCCGAGGAATTTTGGTCTTCAACAGAATGGGGGCATCGTTCAACAAGAGATTCGGACCGTCCAACGGGATTTGAATCGGCTCTTGTGAAAAGTGTGTATAGCGTTCAAACGACTTATAGAAATACGTCGTTTGTGGATTTCCATTGAGAATAATATTCTCATTTCCGTAACAAACTAATGACAGTAAGCCGCCCGGCATATCTAATCGGGGTAAGGATAATTCGTAAGCACTAAAAGACGCACACTTACTTAGAGGATTATGTCTGTGAATGAGTCTGCGAACTTCCTTACAACAAATGCCAATATAGGATTTACTCCTACAGTATCGTCGCTGAGCATTCTCGGCGGCATTATTGTTCTATTGGTGCTTTGTGTCGGGGCAGTACTTGCTTTCCAGTATTACAAATTACACGAAAGCCCGTGGTGGTCGGACCGTGCCAAAGCCGTCGGATTTGACTTTATATCCGATTGGCTCGACGTTTTCAGAAGCTCTCCATCGCTCAACCCCCTTGGTGGACTTAATGAAGTGCCCAGTGGACTACAACTCTCGGCACCCCCACCAGTTCAAGCTCCGCCCCAGGCAAATCTACCTACTCCCCCTGTAGCCGCCTGGTGTTTTGTCGGCGAGGATCTCACAGGTCGCTATTGTGTAAAAGTCCCGTCCACCGCCTCCTGCGACCGTACCCGTGTTTTCTTAACCCAGCAAGATTGCGAACTACAGAGCGGAAATGCCATGCCCGCTGGTGTTGTATCTCCGCACGATGGGCGGAAAATGACCCCGCTCAGCTCTGGGGTTCTGGCACCTTGAGTGCGTCGGCTGGTATAAATAACATTACTCATAATCAATAGGGGAAATGAGTGAAATTTTGGAAAATTTGAAAAACACGATTATGTACCAGATTCATAATGCTACATATAATCCCGACGCTGAAGCGTACGCCGCTGAAAAAAAAGCTACGGCAGCCGATGTCAGCGGTTCCGATATTAGTGGTGCCGATATTAGCGGTGCCGACATTAGCGGTGCCGACATTAGCGGTGCCAAACAAGATGTCAGTGGTGCCGATATTAGTGGCGCGATGTGTTTTGGCACCCCCATTCAACTTGGTCCGACGAATTTCTTTAAAAAAGAACCATTTGAGGATTTTTTGAAAGATATGTATAAATCTTTAAGTGATTATAAAAATTTAAAAAACCTTATTTTTAAAACATTAAATGAAGCTAAGGCAGCAACTCAGAAACGAACTGATGTTACAGGCATACTACAAATAACTGAAGGTGGTCAGGACAGAACTGATAGATTTTATCTTTATAATAAAGATCCTACACTAACGGATAAGATTGACCCAGCGTCTACAGGTTCTGAACAACTTGCCAATCAGAAACCTATACTTATTCCTGTCATGAGTTGCGAAGCCATGGCTGACGCAGAAGAACGAGCAACCTTCAGTACAAAGCGCTTGTTTAATCGTGCCTTTGGAGTATTAGAAAAAGTATTACGTATTTTCTTCTGGATAGCTCTTGCCGTGTTCGGCTCCTCGTTAGCCACAAATCTCAACGTCTATCGCGATTGGCCTTACCGGTTGTTGTACGCTATATATGGAGCCGTCTTCTTCTTCGTTGTGATACCCTATGTACTTTTATGGCGCTGGGCTTATCAGAAGAAGCGCCCTCGCTTCTACGCCCTGATTCCCATAATCGGCTCTCCGATTGAGAACCATTTCCTGGCAGTTCTCCTCAGCTGGTTTACATTTAAAACAGATGACGAAGCCGCAATGTTAGACACTTGCCGATTTTAACTACTTAGCGTAATGCTTATACGCTAGAAAACCTCCTATTCCCAGCCCAATCCCTGCTACCAAATATAGCAACGATTGTGTATCAAAAAAAGAGCGTCCTTGTGCTGATTCTACCGCTTCTTTGAACGAAAATTTTGGCATTGTTGCCAAAAATGCGATAGAATACACAAACTCGCGCCAACTAACCTCAGGCTTTCCAAGTTGCGTGTTAATTGTATTATGCATATTGAAAAGCCACCGAATCAGTTTCTGCTTGTCCTCCACCGCATCTTTTACCGGATTGCTTTTTAGATTCTCCTTATAATGCTCCTTACAAATCGGGCAAGGAATCATATATTGTAACGATTCGAAGAAGTTAATAGCAGCAGTCTGTTCCGCCTCCGTAGGAAACGGAGAGTATCCCACCGTCACAATATGCATTGTCATCCAGAAAATGGGTCCCCATACGGATGGACCCATTCCAATCGGTGGAAAATTCTCCATCTGTGGCGGACGCTTACCTTTCATATTTTCAGGCAACTCCTGGGACATTCTCCTGTACTCTACTATTTTTGTGGGTTTGATTATCCGAAAAAAGTTGGTGCGCCTATCTAATGGAGTGCGTAAATTGTGGTAAATTCGGTCATACATTCCGGGATTGTACTGCGCCGGTAATGTCGTTTGGTATATGTGCGATTAAGTTTCTAGAGGGGGTGCCTCAGTACCTTCTGGTTCGTCGTAGGGATTCATTATGCTATGTAGAATTCTTACGAGGAAAGTATAAAATGGATAAGATTGATTATATTCATCTGCTGATTAATGGGATGACAGTGGAAGAGCGGGGGCGACTGCTTATAAAACCGTTTGAAAAACTATGGTCCGATCTTTGGAATGGACAAAACACCCGACAGTTCCGAACCGAGTTTGAAAATGCTCGTCGTAACTTTGAAAATCTCAAAGCTACCGGAGACCGTAATGGAAAGACTTTAGCAAACTATATTGAAACCGCCACCGGTACATTTACCGATGCCGAATGGGGATTCCCTAAGGGGCGCCGTGCGTTAAGAGAAAGAGAACAAGAATGCGCTTTGCGTGAATTTAAGGAGGAGACTGGCATTTTACCAAAATTCATTCACATACTTGACGAGTCTCCCCTGATTGAAGAATATCTTGGTACCAATAATATTCCTTACAAACAAACCTATTTTGTTGCCTGTTGTAAATCAAATATAATCGCAAATATTCAGCCGAATAACCATATTATGAAACGGGAAATCGGTGATATTGGCTGGTTTACATATGAAATGGCTATGACTCATATTCGTGAGTCTAATGTACAGAAACGTGCGGTTATGACCGAGCTTCATCGGCGGATTATGGAAGGAGACCTACGGGCAAAAATAACGACTGCCCTGGAATGGGAAACAAAGTGAATATATTTCCTGCGTTATTATTAGAATGGCTAATAATACCAAGAAGGCTAATGCCAAGGCGAATAACGCCAAGGCAAATAATGCCAAGGCAAATAACGCCAAAGCAAATAACACCAAGAAGAATAATGCCAAAGGAAACGCCGTAGGTAATAACACCAAGAAGAATAATGCCAAGGCGAATAATGCCAAGGCGAACAACAAGGGTAACAATACTAAGAAGAATAATGCCAAGGCGAACAACAAGGGCAACAACAAGGGTAGCGGTAATGCCAATTGTAATAGTTTGCTCTCCGCTATGAAAAAGGGTGCGAACAAGAATGGCCCGGATAAGGTAGCATTCCAGGCTGCCGCAAACTTTTTAGAAGAACATTGCCCATTAGGTGATAAGAATGTCAATAGTGCTAAAAAATACAAAAATCGTGTCAAGACGTTTGTTAATGCCAGAAAAAACTTAGGAGGTAACGGAAACGGAAATACCGCGAAAAATAATAAGGGAAACAACAAGGGCAACAACAAGGGCAACAACAAGGGTAACGATACCAAGGCAAACAATGCCAAGGCAAACAATGCTAAGGCAAACAATGCCAAAGCGAACAATGCCAAGGCGAACAATACCAAGAAGAATAACGCCAAAGCAAATAACGCCAAAGGTAATACCACCAAGAAGAACAATACTAAGAAGAATAACGCCAAGGCGAACAAACCCGCCGCCGCCGCCAGAAAGTCGTGGCGTTCGTGGTGGTAAACGATTTAAATTCGCCCTACAAACAGAGAGAATGGCGACGGCGCCAACTATACAACCACAAGTTCAGCAGAATGCGGAACCTAT